GTAGCACCTGAAATAGTTGATGTTGCAACATACGCATATGTGCCTGTTTTCTTATTACTAGCAGGATATATGTCTTCAATAATTGTAGCAATATTCGTGTTAGTTAATCCTGTGACGTCTAAACTTAAAGTAACCGGTTCTAGATTAATTTGATCGTCAACATAATACTTTGTAGCGGCATCCGTGTTAGTTGTTGGTTCCGCTAGTCCTGTAATTTTTTGGTTATTAGTAATTGTAATAGAACCAGTACTTTCTAACTGTAAAGGTGTGCTAGTTGAAATCTTCGCACCCTGAATGTTAGTTTGGTCTACATTAAGTTGATTTAGTGTACCAATATCAGTAAGTCCAAGTGCTTGTGTTACACTTGATCCTAGTTCTGTTTTGTTTAATACATTAACACCTTCTGCTTTATACCACTTAGTTGCAACAACATCAATATTTTCACTTGATGTCCACGCTCCTGTAGCATTTTTCCAAAGCCATTCTTTATCAAGATCACTTGATTTAAGAATAACTCCACCGCTATCAACTCCGGCATTATTTAATGATGTACTATCACTAGTAATACCTAGTTCAATATTTTTATCTTCAACTCTTAAATCTTGTGTTTCAATAGCAACAGCTGGTGACGTCAAATATAAATTTCCGTCAACACGCATATCTCCACCAACATGTAGTGTATGCTGTGGTGCATCTTTAAATATACCTAAGAATGATTCTGATGTGTCAATAGTTACTGCATCAACAAAGCCTGTTGCTTTTCTAACTCTAATTTTGTAATCATGATTTGACAATTGGTTTTCGTTAACAACACTAGTTCCAACTACCTTTTGAATATTATTTTGTGCTGTACCAATTGTAATTCCGCCGCTGTTAGCAACTGTTAGTGTTCCAATAGTAGTAGCGTTTGTATCTGCTGATAAAAACTGTGATGCACTCTTTGCAACTCCAGCCGCATCAACTAGTGCTGATGCACTATCAGCTGACCCTCTAAATACAAAGTCAGTGACAGTTGAAATAATATTAAAGCCTTTCTTAATACTAGCTAACCCTGTAATAGCATATGCCGCTGATGGCGTAAATTCGTTGTTTGAAAATATTCCAATTAGTGTTCCGGCAATTGAAAACCTTACAACAGTTTTACTATTGTTTTGGTTATCTAAAATTGTTACAGTTTCAAAACCTGACTTGCCTTGATCACTTGTATAAACAGGGCCTGCTAGGTTAAATTGTGTTCCGTCATAAAAGTGTAATTGCTTTGTTGCATTATTAATCCAAAGATCACCTGCAACTACGCCAACACCTGGTTGTGAATTTTGTACAATAGGACCGCCACTGGTTCTAAAGTTTGATCCGTCATAAACTTTTAATCTTGCTTCTTGTGAATCGTACCATAGCTGTCCTTTTAACGGAAGACTTGGTGCAGAAGTATTTGCAAAGTTTTCTAAAATCTTAATAAAGTTTTCGTTAATGCTTTCGCCGAATCCTGAATAGTTTTTACCAATTAATGAAATATCAGTAGTTGTAGTATCTAATTTACCATCTACTAGATCTACAAGTAACGAGCCGTCTGTTTTATTTAATTTATAACTCATTATACTGCTCCCGTATTAGCACCAGCATATATGATAAAGTTCATCGACATATATGGGTTCATAATGTCTATTGGTTGTCCAATTGCACTATTTGTTAAGATGCCACCTGATGATGGATAAGCCTGGGCCGCTCCTGTTCCTGTTGGTGCATCATATTGTATACCTTGTGGATCGTTTGGTGTACCTGTAATATCTCTTGATATGTAGTACTGATCTCCACTTGGGCCACGTTGATCATGTTCGTGTTCTGGTAAGTTAGTAAGTCCAACGGATTGTGTTTGTTGTCCTTCAACATTACCTATTGTATCTGCCGCGGCACTTGTTACAACGTTAGCACTTTCGCCGCCCATGTTATCTAGGCCTAGCATAAATCTACCACGTAAGTCTGGTAAAGCAAATTTACCTGCTGTTACAAGTGATTGTGCTTTATAGTTGTATAAGATTACATTAAACAAGTTTTGGTATTCAGCAATAGTAACTTCTCTACCATCACAAATTAACCAATCGGCTGGTAGAACACCTGCGGCAAATGCCGTAACCATTCCAACTGGAAGTTGCGGAATTGCTTTAAACAAGTTAGTTCTTGATATCTTATATACACCAGTATCACCAGTTACTCTGTTGAACATAATTTCATCAGTGGAGTTACTTAATGCTTGTTCTGTTTTATTTGCAATAAACGTGTTATCAATTGACGTAATAAAAGTTTTAACACTTTCGTCTTGTCCGTTAAATGTAAACTCAGAAGCACTAACGTCACCTGTCATTCTAAATGTTGTTGCACTTGCTAACTTATCAGTAGATCCTGATCTACCACTAATTGATCCTGTAACGTTACCTGTAACATTACCTATAAAGTTTTGCGAAAATACATTTAAGAACTGTTCGTTTGCAGTACCAATATTTCGTGTTGTTGTAATGTTTGGAACAATGTTGCCTGTGGTTAATAACCCTGCAATGTTTGTGTCACTACCTACAAATAACTTCTTAGCAATACCAACACCACCTTTAATAATGGCGCTACCTGTATTAATTGTTGCAGAGTCTGTTGTACCGTTAACTAGTATTTGACTATTTGTTTGAATATTACCAATAACATCTAATGCTTCAACTGGTGCTAAATTGTTAATACCAATTTTACTTGTTGAGTCAACACGCAATACTGTAGTAGTTGTGCCTTCATTGTTAACTCTAATATCAATGTTTGATCCACTTGTTTGGTGACCAATAATTCCTGCTTGTCCTTCAATGCCGATATTCAATGCACTATCTGCACCAACTGTAAGTCCTGAATTGTTTTTAATCTTTATTGGAACAAGACTGTTAGTTTCTTTATCAGCTCTTAAGAAGTTTGCCGCTGGAACATTTTCTGCTCCAACTACTAATGCTTCTGCTTTTTCTGCTGTGCCGCGATATTTTCCAACACCTGAACCAGTAATATCAAATGTACTTAAATTATACCCTGGACTAATAGTTGTAAAACCTTGCAACGTAGTCTTTGGTGTAAATGCATCAGTGGCCATAATTGCTAAAGTTTTTGCTTTAACTTCAACAATTAGAACTGTGTATGTAATATTGTCTGTACCAATAATAGTAGCAGGCTTAACTCCAGTTGAAAGACCATCACTAAATGTTGGTCCAACTAAGATCCAACCCGAACCTGTAAACAAGTATAATTGTTGGTTGTCAGTATCAACCCATAAGTCGCCAACTACTGATTGGTTTGCTTCTGGTTGTGTGGTTGCTTTTTTAAGTCCACTTGCACTAACCCAATTAGTTCCGTCATACAATTTTAGTTGATCAATGCCTGGTGTTGTATCATACCATAGCTGACCTTCTACTGGATTTGTCGGTGCTGTGTTAAAAGCAAAGTTTTCTAGTAAGTGTAAAAAGTTTTCGGCAATAGCTGTACCGTAAGCAGTTGTATTTCTGCCTGGCAAATCTAACGATGTTTGTTGATTGACAGTATTGTCTTCTACAACAATGCTACCTTTTTGGGATAAGTCAGTATAGTTTACGGTATATGCCATTTATTAAACCTCGTTAAAACCTGTTAAACTCTGTACTCTAACAGTATAATCAATTTGGATTAATCTGTTTAGTGATTTTTGTACAGGGTGGAAAATTACATGCGTTAGTAATCTGCCTGTGCCGCTACTTGCGTAACTTACAAGACCTAATTCGTCAAACACGTATAAGCTATCATTAGCTGTTGCATTGTCTAATGCATCTTGTCCACTAGGCTCACCGTAATCAAGTAAACATGTTGCTACAATATCTGTGTAGTTTGTGCCACTTACGTGTCTAGTCTCTAATTTGTTTCTAGTAGGATCTACGTTATTAACGTTATTATTGTCAATAACTTTAGCATATGTTTGGTTATACAAACTAGCATTAGTTCCAGTGGAGTTTGGTGACAAGTACGTAATGATGCCTGTTGGGTCAACATTTGTACCGCCGTTACCAAATGCCATTTGGTATACCATTCCTTGTCCTTGGTTAGATAGACTCTCCGCTAATGAGATACTCATGTTTTCGTAGTGAATAGCATTACGCTTGTCCACCAAGATTTCACCAGTCTCTGGATTGTGTATCTTGATGTGCCCTTGTAAAAGAACACCTTGTTTATCATTAAATTTATCTGTCATCATATGTTTCCTACAAGTGTATTTATTTAGGTAACGCCACCTCTGTGTTCCTTAAGAACCGTGCAATGTCATTTTCTTGCCTATGCAGTGGAATTCCAGTATCAGTCCAAGGTCTACCAATGCGTCTAACCACCACTATCTTGGTATTAATAAGTGGTGTTTCTGCTAATACGACAGTTGATGTGGTTCCATCCACACTAAACTCAGCTGGTGATGTAATATCGCCTTCTGGGCTATCTAGATCAACTGTTGGATCGTATATATTTATTGCATTTTTGCGTAGGCGGCGTCCTGCAACAAATATTTCAAAATCATTAACTGATCCTGGAATAAAGTCTACTACAATGCTACTTGTAGAGCCGTCTGCGGTAAATGTTTCTGTAAGTGTTCTGTCCTGGTATGGTACAGTTTGCTTATTACTCTGATCTAATAGCTCAGTTCCTGCAATATGTACTGTTGGAATACCAGTTCCTAATGTACCTCTACGTAATTGTCTAAGTACTCCACCTTCTTTTAGATAATATTCTATGCGTTCACCGTTAATAAACACAATTCCTGGAATACTACGCTCTTTATTTGGTTGTGGTAACGTATCTACGTTACTAACTTTAATGCTTGTGTCGTAATAGTTTAAGTTTTCTGCTAGGAAGTATCTATTTTCATCACCTAAACGCTTAAAGTGTGTTCTGTTTAATATATCTTTAAACTGACTGAATCCAAACTTAGGAAGCATTGTGTTATTACTAAAGTGAATAAGTTCTAGTTCATCACCAGCATCAATATCAATTGCAATCTTAATAGTTACTTTATCTTCTAATAATGCATATTCAATATTAGGTGATAGCAAATCACCGTTTCTAGTTAGCCACACATAACTTGTATCAATAGCCGGAGTTCTTAACTTAATAAATCCGTTTGTTAATTGATGGTACTCTGAATACTCAGCAGTTCCTTGTGTTACTGAAGCTCTTGCAACAACATCAAAGTTTATTCTTTCAATTTTTGCAACATCGTGATTACTAAATTGATAAACTGTGATTGACTCTCCATTCTGTGGAGCAGTTGTTAACTGTACTTGATTTGGTGTTTCATTCCAGTAGCCACTAGCATCAAAAGTACCAAAGTCGTACTCGCCATCACCTAGTAAGTAAATATCTAAAATATCACCTGCAACTCCAACACCGTTGAATAGTTCAACGCTTGAATTGTATCTGTTCCACATATAGTGTGTTGACAATATTTGTACTACACCGTTTAGGAATACTTTAATTTTTTCTGCTGGTATTTGTGCAAGTCCAACTTGCCAATCACGCAACTTATATTCTCTAACTGCTGAAACTGTATACTGTTGATTGTATCCTGGTTTAAGTATTTTGTTTCCTACTTTAACAACTACACTATTTGCCAACGGACGTTGTGTAAACGGTGCGTTTGCTAAATTAAATGTCTGTAGTGATCCTGACCCCGTAAACGAATCTGTTGATACTTGGGAGAATGACTTAGCTGTACTATCGTAGATAACATACTGTAATAGTTTGCCTGGTAGCGGAGCAACTGATAGTCTAAGTAATACTTGCCCTGCTTTATCGTATGATGCATCAGTTTCTGCCAATACAGCATCTATAGGTTCACCATCTTGTGTAATGAACAACGATAGTCCTTGTTTAAATTCTACTGGTGTAACAAATACTGATGTTGACCCGTCACCTGTAAACGTATCTGCATCAAGAATGTTTTCACCATTTGCTGACATTGTAATAATGTTAACGCTATTACCAATAGCAGGTGCAACTGAAGCATCTAATGTTAAAGTATTATCTTGATAGTTAACAGTAAACTTAGAGTAATCTAAAATAGTTCCGTTAACCTTAACAAATATATCTTTATTACTTGCTGGTACTACTGTAAGAGCATATGTATAGTTTCCGTCAAACACATAATTGTAATTATTAATAATGCTTGACCCGTCATTAATTCTATCGTATACTTTAATATTCACACTATCAAGAAGTTGTCCTGGAACTAGTTCCTCTGGACCTTTCGATGTTAATGGTGTTACAAATCCGTCACCGTCAATAACAATATCTTCTGCTTCAATACCTCTTGCTGTTTGGTAAGCCATGTTACCACCTTGTAGCATTGTATCGTATGCATCAGCATCTGGTAAGAAACTTCCGTCCGATGTTGATTTCCTAATAACAATTACATCATTAAGTTGTGTTGATATTTTATCGTTGTCAATAATAAATGTATCTGTTTCTCCATCACCTAGTAGTGATAACATTACTGCATTTGGATTTCCTGGTACAGTAGATCCGTCATATTCTGGATCATCAATTCTGATGCCGTTTTTGTATACGTTATATGTTACGCCATTAGCTAATGGTGCTGACAATGTTAATGCAATAGTTGATCCATCTAGTTGGAAAATTTCATCTTCGTATGTTGCATCATATGAATCCCAAGTAGTTGTATAGTAAGGCTCATTACTCCAACCTGTTCCTGTATTAAACGCAAAACTCTTAACTTGAACTCCGCCGTAATCAATACCATCCATAAGTTGCGACACATCGTTACCAAGCTGTCCTGTAGTTGGATTGTAGAATAAGTTAATTCTATCCTGTGCTTGTAACATTGAAACATCTTTCTTATAGCTAACAATAATAGATGCGTTGTTTGCTGGAGGTGTTTCAAAAATTATACGACCTTTGTATCTTGCATAAGACTTATCAGTATATTCTTTATTACTAACAGAATAGTTACCTTGAAGTTCTTCAATACCGTTAACACTAATAGTAATTTGATTAGTTCTAACATCCATTGGCCATTTAACATCAAATATAGTTAAACTATTGTTTCCTGTAAATGTTTGTGTTTCTGACAATGTAGTAATTAAGAATGTTCCAGTTACTCTATCAAACTTGCTACGTAAATGTAAACTTCTAACTTTACTGTTACCTAGTTGTGCAGATATTTTAGCAGTCCTACTAGTAATTGTAGTTGACAAACTTCCTTCAACTTCAACTGTTGGTGCTGACAAATATCCTGAACCTGGATTTGTAACTTCGATGCTTACAACACTTCCGCCTGATCCTAATTTAGCAAGTCCTTTAGCACCTGTGCCGCCACCGCCAACAAATTTAATTACTGGTATTTCTGTATATCCAACACCTGGGTCACTAATATTACAACTTACAACTTCAAAGCCAACATTATCTAACCAATGCTTGTTTGGATATACATTAAGATTTGCATCTTGTCCGTAAATTAAATTGTCTTTAACTTTAAGTGATGCTGGTTCAATACGCTGTGTATCTTCGTTATACTGTGGTGCAAAATCAAAATCACTAATACTACTTTCAGTTTCGTCTGTTTTAGTATAGCTACTTAGATATTCTCTAATTTTTGTTTTAAAAGGTTTAGTTTCTTTAACAAACTCTTCGTAACTAGGCAAGCTATCATTTTGGAATGTAACTTTTTGTTGCAAGTCGCCTGCGTTGTGTTTTGCTTTAATGAAACTAGATTTAAATGCCCAGTCAACAAACGGTTGCTCTGCAAATGCATATCTAATACTTGCAAGGAATAACTGATTGTATTCAACTTCTAAGTTGTCGACAAATAAATCTTCTTTAAGTGCTTTTAATAAAATACGTAACTCTAGTGTAGGTTGGTTATCATAAAAACTAGTATCATAACTTAGTCCATCAAATCCAACATAACTCTTTGCAAAGTTATACAATGTTTCTTTAAACGCTATTGTTCCGTTTTGTCTACCAATTGTTTGATAGTTAGTTGTATAATCAGCCGCTTCTTCGTTACTAATTTTTTCTAATAGTAACCAACCGCCTGCTCCAACATTATTAATTTTAATAATATCGCCAATGCTATCATCTAATGATGTTAGTAAGTAACTTTGATCTATTGTAAAATCAACTTCTGTAAATTTACTGTATCCTGCAGAGTACCAATCAATGTAATCCCACCAAGCACTACAATCATATGACTGTGTTGATGTTCTCTCATACAATCCTGTTATAGTATTGTATGCAAATATTGACCATTTGTTGTTTACGTTTTCATCACTCTTAACAAGTACACTAAACAATCTTAGTGCTAAGTTTGTAGATGAAGCATAGTTCTTGCCTGGATTTCTAACTGTTACTGTAGCAATACCGCCTGAAGCATTTAATGTTATTTTAATTTGTGCTTTTTCGCCATCACCAACTTGTTCAAACTTGTATATCGGAACTGTAAGATACCCTGCGCCAGGGTTAGTAATATCAACTCTAATTAATTTTCCTTCTTCAAAAATTGGAGTTAATGTTGCCGGCTTAACTTTAGAAATACTAACAAAGCCTAGTTCAGAATGTGTATCAACTGCTATGTCATATTTTGCACTAATAAGATCCGGTTGTGGATCTTTAGAAAGCAAATTAACAAAGCTAAATTCATCTACAATTAATTCTTTTACTAGCACTCTATTAACACGTTCAACAACTTGTTTAAGTGCTTCAATGTTATTTCTAAACATTGATTGTCTAGGTCTATTAAGAATTCCGTATTTCTGTTTAAAGGATAACGCTGGATCTGGTACTGGTCTGTTATAAACATCAACACCAATTAAACTATCAATCCATTTTTCTTCTAAATCTTTGTTTGGCTTACTTGTTGACAATCCATCTGTAATAAGCTGATACTGACTATGTGTATTAATGTCTTGATTTTCAATAGTCCAGTAACGGAAGTTAATTGCTTTTTTATCATCTTCAACTAAACTTCCACAGTTATATAATCCAAATCTATTATTAGCGTAGATTGCAACAAACTTATATCCTTGTGCTACCGGATCTTGAATTAATTGTGCAACATCAAATGCACTTGCACTTCTATTCTCTAAGTTAGGAATAATCTTAGTATTTTTAACCCAATAGTAATATCTGTTGTAGAACGCTCCGCTTACATTATTGTATAATCTTTTAGTTACAAATGTAGCAGTACCGTATTTAGGTGTTCCACTAATTCCTCTACTAAGTCCATCTTCTGTATCAGCTAGTTCTAACCATCTTGTTGGAGTTAATGTAGATTCAACCCATTCATACACATCTACAGATGCGCCAACCATCAACTGGTTAAAGTTTGCTGTATTATAAATGATATTATTCTGATATGGTTCAACCCATTGTACTGTACTAATATCCCACCATAGTTTACCTACATGTTCTTCAGCCCAGTAATTTTCTTGGTCAACGTTTACAGTTGATTGATCACTTTCTGTATAAGTTGCAGGATCAAATGGTGTTGAAAATGCTAATTCTTCTTCAGCTGGTCCAGCAATTTTACCTTGTATTGGATCAATGTAGTCTAGCTGTGTTGCAGTTCCACTACCGTCTTTAGCGTAAATAAACACGCCTTTAAATTTGCTTAGGTCAACTTGTTTAGTTGGAGTTCTGTATTCTATCCACGGAAGTTTATTACGCTGTCTCTTATAATCAACAACAGTTCCAATAAAGTTGTTACCTGTAGTTGATGCACTTAGCTCTGGCATTGACACATAAATGTGATTTAATGATGCGTGGACAAATTCTCCAAACCTTTCAACATCACTGTTATTAAAGGCTAATTTTTCTCCGTACAATAAGTATCCACCAACAAACTGATAAACAAACACTTCACCTGAGTCTAAATTTTCTTTACTAAACTGCGTTAGGTTGTTATCAAAGCTAGTTTCAACAGCTAAGTCCGACTCTTTATTATTAACATATTGTGCAGTAACTAGTGTGCTATCATCTAAGTATGTTTGAGGTTGCGGATCTGCTGGCAATTCGTATCTATCAAAGGAAGTGTTGTTAACTAGGTTACCACCTTGTGATGAAACCATTAATTCGTTTCCTGCAAAGTCAACTGTTTGACCAAAGCGTTCAGCTACTGAACTATCTGGGCTAGTAAGTTCTTGGAATACGTTAAATGTTCCTTCAGTATTTTTATACACATAAACTTTGCCGTTATCATTAGCAATGCTATCGTCTAACGGTGCACCTACTGCTAATAACTCTCCATCATCTGATAAAGTAATTGCACTTGCATATTTTGTAGACGTTAACGGAGTTATAATAGACTGTGTAAATTCATAATGTCCATTGTTGAATCTGTAAACTGCAATTTTAGGATCTGCATTTTCAAAGTCTGCAACAGTAGCTAATACTTGTCCGTTCTTACTTACAGTAAACGGGTGTGCAAAATTATATAATGTATTACTTTCATCGTCGAATGTTGAATCACCATCTGGTTGTACTCCAGTATCGTTTGGAACATAGCCTAAGAAATCTGTCTGCTTTGGTAGTAACGTCCAACTATTTGAAAACACACCTGCCGCTTGATTCGTTGTACTCTGATAAAAGTTATTACTATAAAGAACAATGTCATCAGTATAGTAAGGTGTTGCCTCACTAAATATTCCTTTATAATACGGATCTCTTGTTACACGCCAATCATAAGTTCCGTTACTATCATATCCTGTTTTAACAAAATGTATTCTACCTGGATTAGTACCGTTGCCTGCGCCTGGCGCACTTACAAATAATGTATACAAGTTAGTATGTTTAGTTAATACTAGCTGTGTTCCTAAGTTTTTATCATTGCCACGTTCTAAATTAGTATACCCGTGTTGTAAAGAATATTCACCACTACCAGTTTTGTTATAAACAAAGTACGCACCTTCATTGGAGTATGCACTTGCTACACCATTAGCTGGATCAATTGGTAAGTTATATATTTGTGTCCAGTCTTTGTTTAACGGTGTTGGTGTATTTGCTTGACGTGGTACACCAGTAACTGTTCTAGTTGTGTAGAACTGGAATTCAATTTCGTTTTTGTATGACGGTACTGCTACTTGTAACAATGAACTATCATTGTTTTTAACAACAATATACTTTCCTGAATAAGATGATGTTAAGTCAGTTGATTCAATACGTCCAGTAAGTCTGTTAAATCCTTGACCTTGCCAATTTTGAATATACAAGTCGCCTGTTGCGGCATGCATGTTACCGTAGCTAAATGTACCAGCTAAGTTTTTAACAAATAGTGTTGCACCTAGTAAGCCCTCTTGAACATATACAACTTCAGCGTTTGCTCCTGTATACGGTTCTACTATAATGTCGCCTTCAACAGGAACATATGGAACTTGGTTTGGTGGAGGAGTAAAGTTAGTAAACGTAATTTCAATTTGACCATCCCATAGAGCATAAACTGTCTGTGGTTGATTTAAGTATATCGTTTCTAGTCCTAAAACCATTGGATCATATATTGTGTTCAAACTATCTTTAACTTGGTTAATACCCATTGTAAAAGTATCACCTTCACTAAGTGTATTAGTAATAGACTTAGGAGCTCTAATAAACCAATATGGTTCTGTTACTGGAAGTCCTTGCTTATTGTAATGACTTAGTATTCCAATCTTGCCGCCCCTTGTTGGGTTGTTAAGATCTTGGTTGAACGCATATACATCATCCATTGTGTTTGCATAAACTTCTGGTGTTCTGCTTTCAGTACTTGTAATATAATCAGCAATAACTAAATTTGGAATAGTAATTGATCTTTCAGTAGTAGTAAAACTAGTAATGCCGTTAATTCTCCACCAGCCGCCAAATGTGTTATTAGTGTTATTAAATTCAATAGTTGTGTATGTTCCCATACTAACACTATTTGTAACTAGTGTTCCTGAAGCTTCAAACGCTCCATTAACATCTGATACATATATCATTCCTGTGCTAACATTGTCAATAAGAATATCTTGAACTGTACCAATACCAGTACTAGTTGAAATAATATCGCCAACTGTTGGAATTCTTAATAAGTTTTCAACATAAAGAATAGCATCAATTTTTGCAACAATAGTTTTTGTGCCTTCAAAACTTGCTGTGCCTGGGCCGTTAACACCAAACGGTAAAACACCATTTGGATAGTTTTGCGAATACTGATTCCATTGTAAGCTAATTGTGTCATTAACAGCTGAGCCTTCATATGGATTTACTGGTGCTCTAACTAATATGTGATCTGTTGCACCGTCAAAACTGTAGCGTCCTCTAATTGCATATACTGTTTCTGGATACGCTCCGTCTGCATAACTTGCAACTGCAATATCATGTGAAGTATAATAACTAGGAAAATTAAACACACCAGATGCTGATCCAATGTCATAGTTAGCTGACCATATTGCTTGTTGGTATGATACAATATCTTTTGCTGTGTAATTAGTAGCGTCTGAAAACTCTCCTTCGTATAGTGTCTTAACATTACTTGCTTGTGGAGCACCAATTACTAAAAACTCAGCATCTTCTGATATAGCAACTGCCTTACCAAAGTTTCCGTTGCCTGCATAGTACGATGTTCCAGGTGCTTCAATTGTTTGAAGATGTGTAAACTCAACTGTATCAGTATTTCTACCAAATAGGTATACTGCGTTGTTTCCATACGCACCAATTGCAAGTGTTGTATTTCTTGAGTCAGCGGCAATAACTGTTCCAAACTCTACTGACGAGTCACTAGTTTTAATATTGGAAATAACTTGTTGCTGAACATGTACTGGATCGTTTTTCAATACTAACCATTCATTGTTAATATCAGTATCAATCCAAATAGTTTCTCCAACTTGTAGATCGTTGTTGTAATTTGACAATAACAAGTTTGCAGAATTAAATCCAGAGATTCTATTAGAAGTAAATCTAGTAACAAATCCGTTTGTTAATTCAGCATCTTCAGTTTCACCGTTTGGATAACAAATTAATGTATCTAGTTCGTTACGCTTAACTTTGTAAAACTTTTCAGCACCTTCAACATCAACAATACCAATAATTTCGTCAATTATATAGTTTGATTGTTTTGATAACGTTAATACAAATTCAGTTATTCCAGCATTAGTAGTTGTCTGTACAGCTAACACTCTATCATCAGTTCTATTATACTTTACAACGTCCCATGTAATACCACGTTTACCAATCCAAACATAATCACCAACATTAAGTGCTGATACTGTTTGTGTTAATATGTCGTCATATGTTGCTACAGAAAGTTTTACATCTTGCGGATTAACATATCCTGCTGTTGGTAATGCATTTTTCTGAATGTTTCTAGTTGGAAACGGCTTATGATTATACTGTTGAGGTTTTAAGTAAGTTTCAAAAGGTCTAATTCTATATATTAGATCAGTTTCAGTTCCTGATACTGTGTCTACTAGTTCAATAGGTTGTGGACTTAGTCTAAAATTTGCTTCGTCTAGTGTATATTCAACTTCGTCAAACGCTGTTGATGATCCATACTGTCCTAATCTAAATGCCCATTCTTCATAAAAGTCTAAGCTATCTGCATCTGTATTAGACAATGCATCAAACAATTTAGTTAAACTATTCTTTGTACCTTTATCTTGAATAAAGCCTTGATAAAATTTGTACTGTGAAACATCATCATTAATAATGTTTTCTAAATACTTACGCTTTTGATATCCAATTAAATGCTGTGCCAGGCGCTGTTGCTCACTATCAAAGTTATCTGTATCAAGGTCATAAAAATCGCCAAACTGTTTTGCTTTATAATCTAAGTTTGCTTTTAAGCCTGCTTCAGGACGAACTTCTAGTTTCTCCCAGTCTTTATTATCAAATATATTTGTTCCTGGAATTTTTACCTTTGCAACGTAATAAAATTCTTTGTACTTAACTGTGTCGCCTACTGCATAATCATTCCATGTTTCCCATACTGTTGTTTTAGCAGAGTCATATATAAATCCTGGAATATTAAATCCGCCTGTCCAAGCATCAGTTCTATATCCCATAACTTTTAATCTTGCTTGACGGTAACCCGGTGCTTGATCATAAATTACATCTTTGAATACTGTAGTATTATCAAGTATTACAACGTGTTCTTTTTGCACTAACGGAATATTAATGTTGTAAATTCCATCACCTGTATTTCTAGTTTTTAATTCAAATTCGTTATCGTCGTTTCTAGCTACTCTTGCATATTCCTGAATTAATTTCTTACCGTCTGCTTTTAACAAACTGTAGTCATAAAATGTATCAAAGATATTATCTGCTACATTGTGCGTTCTGTAAAAGTTTAATTGGTTAGCACCAGGGCTAAGTGCAATAACACTATTTTCTGCCCAGTTCTGCGTTGTCCAGAATAAGAATTCTTTAGCACTTACTCTCCAATTTTCTACTTCTTTAATATTATCATTGTAATTGTTAAATGTAAAGCCAATGCTTTCTAAATACTTACTATACCCTAGTAAAAAGTCAACAACTTCTTGCTCAGTCTTGTACATAGTACCATACGCTAATTCTGCTGGCTCTTTAACTAATTCAGTATTGAATGAGCGTCTAAAGAACGCTGAACGGCCGCCTCTTAACGGAAGGTCTGGTAGTCTTTGATACAACTCTTGATTAAATCCTGTTGCATCAGTTGTGTGATTTTCTTTAGCAACATAAAAGTTATTGCTAAACTGTATAATTGCACCTTCAACATATCGTTGTTTCTCTGCCCATACTACAAAATCGTCACTAATTCCGCCGATTGTTACAAACGGATCATCTGCTTTAGGTGTTGGCGTAAACCATTTAAAGTAAGGATTAACATTATCATAGCCTCTAATAATAAATCCTTCAGCTTTCTTCTCAATAATTACACCACTGTAAGTTACTAACTCTGTTAGCGAACTTGTGTTTAAAAATATCTGATAATTTTCATCTGGTACAAAAACATTGCCTTCATTGTAAGGAGTTCTTGAATCAAGGATTAACTTAAACTTACTCTTTTCAGTAAAGCCGCCTATTTTAATTCCTAGTTTGTTATCAATAGATTTTAAGTTTGTTTGATAAGCAGAATAAACATTAACATCTCTACTGTTTAAATAGTTTGCAATTACGTTTACAAGTCCACATGTGTTTACTCTAGTTGCATCTGAAGTAGTATTTGGAAATACTAAATCTTCTAATCTTAAACGTTTTCCAGTTGGCTTGTAAACAACAGTTCCTGCACTATCTCTAATAATTCTACTTCTATCCCAACCAAGCCCTATAACTTTACTAGGTTGATTTAAGATTAAGGAAATTATTAATGCAAATGGGTACTCTGAACTTCTTCTCCAAGCAGTTTCTGTTGGGGATTCATCTCCGAATTTAAAAGCATTTTTTGTTGAGCCTAGCACAAACTCTTGTGCATAGTTAGAATCTACAGGACTTATTAAATTTCCACCTTCATCAACAGGTATCCATTTAGTAAGGTTAGGTCTCTTATAATGCTTTAAGTATTTTGGAGGTGCACCTGGAGTTCTTAACAGACCATCTTCGATGTCTTTCCATAGTATTTTGTTTTCACTTGTGTATGGTGCTAATCCGTATTCAGCGTCCCACCAAGTTGGCTTAACACTTATACCTAACATTTCCCATGGATGTGTATGAGGGCGATCTGTATCAAATGCTTGTTTATATACTGCTCTCCAAAACCCAGGGTTAGTGTTACCTATGTTATTGTTAGTAGAACTGTAATTAAAAGTAAAACTGTTTGTTGTGTCGTAGAATGAATAGTCTGTATAGTCTGCGTTACCTACAACTGCAAGCCAATCAATAAACTCTGCAATCATACCCTTGTCTAAAGCCGATTTAGGAATACCTGTATTTCTATTGGCGCCACCTACAAAATCGTGCAAGTCAAATAATGCTGGGTCGTATTTTACTTTTAAGTTATTATAAATTCTTTTTTCTAATTCAAGTAATAACTCATCTCTAAAATCACCATATGCTACAAAAATACTACCGTCATGTCCTTGGATAACTTCTGTTGGTGTTTGGTATGTGTTATCAATAAACTTACTAGGAGCATATGCTGGATACAATCCTAACTTAGTTGGAGTTTCAGGAATAAATGAACCATCAGTATTTTCATATTCGTATACTGTAATAACATCATTAACAGTTAACACTTTTAAGAATTTTATAAATCCTTCAAAGCCTACTTCAAATTCGTAGTCGTCCCCGTGAGTCAATAACGCATCGTTGCGGTATACACTAATTGCTGTATTAGTTGGAGTTGTTAGACTGAAGTCTGATGTTAAACTATAATATGCTTGATCAGCATCATAAACTTTGTGTGTAATAACATTACTAATTCCATGACCAATCATATCACTAAAGTAAAATGGCATGTCATTAGTCTTATTAAGATTTAATGCTGATAATACTTTATCAAAGTGTACTCTTGTTTGCCCGTCAAACCCTAAAGTTTCAGCAGTTTGTAAAAATGTTCTTCTAAACTTGCCGTATTCTTTTCTTCCAAATTTAAGTGCTTTAATAATATTTGCATTCTTATCAGTTATATGATATAGTGCAAGGTTGGTTAATCCACTGTGCTGTGTAAATCTATGACCGTACGCTGATAAGTTTCCTAGATCTCGTAAATTACTTGTTCCTGGAAAAGTTCCTGTCCAGTCATCTCTGTATTCAGTGATGCTTTCAACATGGTCGTTAACTTCGCCTAGTGTAAAAGAAGCAATATTTTCGTTTTTAGGATTACGTTCAAAGTTAATTGGAAATTCATAAACACCGTTACTATTTTTTGTTGTAGCACTATTAGTTTTAATTACTACGTTGTCGTGTTCTTTTAGATCCTTTGTAAATGTAACATATGCTACACCATTAATTCTATTAATAACAAAGTCTGTAAGTTCAAGTTTACGTTTGTCGTTAACATATGCTCTTACCCATAAATCGTTTAGGTCGCCGCTTCTGTCATAAACATCAATAGCAAAATCATTAAACTGTGTAGTTACAATATACTGCCTATTAACAAGCTGTTTACTTTCAGCACTACCTTTAGTCCATCCACTTACATATGCAAATGTTTCTCTATCAGAATATTGTCTTAGTACACCCTTGTCAGAATTAACACTTACTACTGCATTGTTTTCTTGATACGTAAACGTACTGTTTAGTAAGTTAAAATCAAATTCAATATCGCCAGTGTTTTGTAACGCTCTATAACTTATTGGAAATCCTAGTTCTACATCGTTAGTGCCTGTTCCTTGTTTATAGCTAAAAAGTTTGTTACCAGTAAAGGTTGTGCTTTTATATGTTGTTGCGTTAGAATACGTAACACCATTGCTATCAAACAAATCAAACATAGGAGTTTGGTTAATTGCTGTCTTTTCTTGTGCTAGACACCATTTAGTTCCATCGTAATACCACATTTTACCTTTGTTAGTAGTACCAGATTCAACTAACACTACTTCATTTAATAATGGTGTTGTATCAGTTTCTTCAATTAAACTAATCTGTCTAACATTGTTGTGTGTAATATATTTTATTTTAAAAATCTTGCCTGACACAAAGGAATCTGGATCAGCAGTAAACAATACACGCATGTCGTCTGCAACTTCAACATCGTCAATGTTGTAACCTAACGCACCTTCAACTGTTGAAAATACATCAGTAGTATAAGTATCAATTAAGTCTACATTTGTTTTTGCATATGTACCAAACTTGTAAAGTTTAATGTTTTCATTAAATTCAATAATAGGACGTTTAGCTCTATTTGCTTGATCAATTTCAGGTATAATACCATTAATAGTTGCAGTAGCTTCAATAACAGTTTTATGTGTCCATCTGTTATACCTTGCCCACGGATTTAAATCATTACTTGACTTGTTCATACAAACATAATCTTTAGATCCTGCAAAGCTGTTTGCATTACTAAAAGGAAGTCTATCAAATGCGTCTGAATCAAATGGTACAGGTTTATCTGTAGCATAAGTTCCTGGTATCATAACATTTTCGTCTGATACTAATTTAATCTTTTCGCCAACACCTTCAACATACCACTCGCCCTGTGCATACTTTGCAGGAGTAACTGTACCTTGGAAATATAGCTTCATTCCATTGGATAGTTTATATCCATTTGACATTGTATATTCTTGTTTGCCAATGATTTCTGCATCAACATCAATTGAACTATTTTCTACAACATCGTAAATTTTAATTAGTCCACTGGTATTAATATCGTTTCCGTTAATATAGTATAATGTATCCGGAGCATTAATATCTACTCTAAAAGTAATTGTTCCAATGTCTGTTGTTTGTGTACTGTCGTCAATACCGTCAGTATACAGTACTTCTGAATCTAAACTTCTTTGCGTTCTAAAAGTTAAAGGCATGCCAGGAGTATTAAGAATAAACGTATATGTTTGTCCTCTAAATAATTTTAATGACGGATTCTGTGTTTTGCCATCTGGTGAAAATACATACGCTGTGTTATCAAGATTGTCTTCACTTGTAACTGTAAATGTACTATCAATGTCTTTGGCTTGGCCAGCAACACCAATACCTATTGGACCATTTGGTAACCAATAGTATTCTCTAAAGTTTGTAAACTTGTCCCAATTAACATGTGGGTTCCAAGCATAGTACTCTTGTCTGTTTAATACACTATCGTTTGAAACTGTGCCGTTGAACGCTTTAATCTGATTTTTATAATCGTTGTAGTCTTTATAAAACGTAACGTTGTCTAATTCATCTTGAATAACTGTAGCAGGTTCAAATTGATAATTTTCTCTATCAGCATTTACATCTGAAACATAGTTATCACTGGCTGTTCTAGCCTTGGCAATTCGTCTACCGTAGTATGCTGATATTTTTTCAGCAACGCCTGGATTTAAAAGCTGATCTAATGTAGCACTTAGAAACTTCTTATTAGAATCTGTTCTAAAATACTTAGGAAGATGGTCTGCACTAGTTCGCTTCGACTGATTTGCACCTACTGGAAGAGCGTTATCAGATTGATTATCATTAAAAGCCATTTAGACTATTCCCCATTAATAGCCACTACTGTATGTAGTGCCACTTGTAATTCCGTTGCTTGTTGTCGTGCCTGATGCAGTAACAACAGTTCCTGATGCTTGTATTCTACTTGCGGTAATAGCATCAATAACTGTAATGTCATCAACTGTTGCTCCGCTAATAAAAATTTCGTCTGCTTCACTTCTTATTTCAAATAAACTACCAAACGACTGTTCAGTCTGCCTTGGTACAATGATTAAACTTACTAAATCTGGTGAAACTTGATTCATTACATATGTGCTTAGTTCAGTGAAGTAAAATGTATCTCCAAAGTCCCAATTCTCAAGTGCAAAGAATTCGTTAATTGCTGTAATAACCTTTGATTTAATATCATTGTCATTTACAACTTGTTCTGAATTTTTTACAATTTTAAATGTTGCCTGCATGTTTGTTTCTGCTTTTGCACCAAATAGTACTTTGTATTTAACTGGGTGATATATAACTTCGTCACTAATTGACTTAATTTTATTAATCTCTGCTCCGTAGCTATTAAACAAATTATCACTACTTGGAGGTAAAGGTAACGCTGGTGTTACTCCTCTCAAATACTGTCTAAACGATGCATCATATTTCTTTGTTAATAAGTAACAATCATTAATGTTTGTACTACTTGGATCAATACGATTATCATCATCTGCTGTATGCACATAATGGAACTTTAATTTGTCTCTGCCTACGTAGGCTTTATAGTCTGTTGTTTGTGTTAACAATCCTGTAGTTGCATTATACTTCTTAAACACTTCTGTGCTTACAACATAAAATACTTTTCCAGTTGGCATACCTGATAGCTGTATAAACCCATCGTTAGTAACTACTGTAATATTTTCATCAGCATTGTCACAATATTTAAAATCTTCAATGTTATCAGATGTTATATATTTCTTTAAGAAAATAAACTTTGAGTTAACATTAGTTGTTGGAGAAATTAATACGTTAAATGTATCAGGATCATCAACTACCGAATCATCATCAGTATCAAAGAATCCAACTTCAATCTTTTTACTATCAATGTACCCTTCTGGGTCTCTGTATTCTTTAACAATTTGCCAAGGATAATCACTACTAAATGGTCCAGGACCGTCTGGTAAAGTATTAATAGATAATACGCTAATTTTATCTTTAACAATTTGCCCTGTTTTATTATCGTAAATTTTCTGTTCGCTATCGTAGAAGAATCTAATTTCTTCATTGCTTTCAAATACGTATCTTAGTCCTCTATAACTAATAGTATATGTTGCTCCGTCAGTTTCAAACAATAATAACCAACTTGCATCAAGTTGTTGGTTTGTAATATCACCTGTTTTACCTGTACTAAAATTACTTGTAATATCTAAATTATTTTCTGTAACTAAACGCCACTGTCTTAAATTAGCATCGTATCTTAACCCAAATGTTCTGTATGCAAACACTTGATCAATTAACTGGGTCTTAATGTCAGTTACTAATGCCTTACTAAACTTTGGTCTAATTTCTGCTAGTACTGCGTTAGCTGGAATAATATCATTAAATGCAATTGGTCCAGTACCGTCAATATTGTTTGTTCTGCCGTCACCTGCAACACTTACTACTTTTGTCCAAACGTAATCTGTTGCATTGGTTGGTAATATACTACCCGTTCCTAGTGTTCCGTTGCTATTAAAGTATTGGCCTGTTGGTGCTACAAATTTAATTAAACTTCCTGGTTCAATAAATCGTAGTCCACTACCAGTAAATGTTCCAACTTGATATGTAGCATCTTGTGAGTCTAAAAACTTACCCGTACTATAATTTGTTGCTGTAGATAGTTGTGACCATTTTGCTTGTAAATCTGCAACTAGGACCTTTGGAAACTTATCAAGGTAATAGTTAATTACAGATGTTTTTGACAACAGTGGTGTAATTATATTTTCAATAGTTCCTTCAACATCTGTTCTAGTACTAAATGTAAACTGTTCTTTACTTTCTGTTAATTCTTTGTAAAGAAGACCGTCTGTTCCAAACAAACTAGTATTTGAATATTTTCCTGTAGAATCTAATAAGTCGTAATACCTACTAATTCCACTTGCGGATCTATTAACAGTTTTAACTTTAATAATTTCTTGGCTAATACCTAGTGGTGCTACTTGGTAGTCTTCACCAGTTACCATTCTATTTTGTGTATAATAAGTTGACGGAGCGTTTGCTCTAATACTTGCGTTAGTTTCGCTTCTACTTGCATTGTCAACTGTGTACTTCAAAGAAAATGCTAAATTTAGTGTTTCAGAATTTCCTGCTTTAGATATGTACGGAACTGCTACAGAAATATTTGTTAAGTCTTTAGGAACAATATTAAACGAATCATTAGCACTACTTCTATAGTATGCTCTAAATGCCCCTTTAGGAAGATTACCAAATACTCCGTCACTAAAGATCATATCAATTGCATCTTGTGTTTTTGTTAATACAGCAAAAATGTTTCTTTGATTTTTTCTTGTACTATTGTAAACAATGTTATTACCTTCAACAGCATCAACTTTAGTCCACAACTCGTCCTCTGCACCAATTGAATTTAACTTATAAAGCCAAACATCATCGTTGTTGACATCTATTGAATCAATACTTACAACTTGGTTAGTGCTAGGCGTGTCAATGTTAAATGCCCCTGTATCAATAACTCCCTGACGGAAGTGTGCAAAAAATCCTGCGTTAGTTGATCCTGGTCCTCTGCCATCATCTCTAAAAAGAAATCCTAAACTGTTTCCTGGTAATGGTGCTTCTTCTGAAATTACACCGTTACTAACATCTGTAGAAACAATCTGAAACTGTAAACTTCTACCATCAACGTTTTTACTAAAAGTATAAACAGGAACATCAGTATTGGAAGCGTTAAATCTGTATTGGTCTGTAGGTACGCCTTCTACTGAGTCTTTTTTAATTGGTTTACCAAACTGCGAATTTAAAGGCAATGCGGCATTTAGTACTCTTTCAAACTGCTCTCTCCAAGTAGCATTACTTGGGTCGTTCCAAATAACTGATTGGCTAGCTACATTTGTTCCGTTGCTATCAATTACATCTTCTGTAGTTGAAACACTTTCCATTTTAAGCAATCCGTTAGCTGGTTTATTACGCTTAGGA